TAAGTGGTTGGGAACGATTCAAGGCACCTGTTCGGTGTTCTTATGCGGAGCAAGCAATACAGCCGCGATTACTTTACGTGCACTACAGGTTTTACACCAAAACGGTGTAAAAATAGATATTGTGTATTTCACGCCAGAGACAGAGGTCTTAGCGGAAGAAGCAGCGCTGCATGAAAGGTCAGTAAGGAACATTCTGCAGAACTATGCCCGATCTGGAGTATTCGAAAAAATTTGCCTTATATCCAACCTTCGGTTGGAGGAGATCGCCGGCTCAACAAACGTCTTTGACTACTATGAGCAGATAAACCATGTGTTTACGAGCACATACTATATGATCGACGTCTTTAAGAACACAAAGGCCATAACCTCTACCTTTAAAAGGCCCCGCGAATCGTGCAGAGTAACAACAATCGGACTTTCTTCTTTGGATGGGCCTGACGTGATGTTTTTTCCTTGCAATCAAGAGGTAGAAGTGGCATACTATTATGGTATCAACGAAGAAAAGTTAAAGACGGAAGAAAACTTGTTCAGAACAATCACTAATAAAGTAAAATCAAGAATTACTGAAGAAACAAAGGTCTCGTTCGGGATCTTTCCAACAAAATATGAAGAGGACTACATTTATGTGGAATACTTCTCACCAAAAATTCAACAAATAACTGTTGACACAGAAGACATAATCTGATATTATATAAACAGTTGGTCGGGATATTTGCCGACCTGCTATAGCCAAACGTGCAAAAAAGCAACATACCATAGGAGGTAACATAAAATGGCACTTAATTTAGACGCAATGAAAGCGAAGTTAAATAAACTTAATGGGAAGGGAGAAGGAAAGAAAAACTTCTGGCGACCCGAAGATGGAGAAAGCAATATTCGTATTGTTTCAACAAAGGACGGTGACCCGTTCAAGGAAAAGTATTTTCACTATGGCGTAGGAGGTCAATCCTTCTTATGTCCAAAGAGAAATTTTGGAGACGACTGCCCGGTGTGCAACTTCGGGAACAAACTTTGGAACGAAGGTACAGAGGATAGCAAGAAACAGGCAAAGGACATGTTTGCAAAGCAGCGCTTCTTTTCTCCTGTTCTTGTTAGAGGAGAAGAAGCTGAGGGCATTCGAGTGTGGGGATACGGTAAGATGGCCTACGAAAAGCTCCTGACTATTGTGTTGGATCCAGACTATGGAGATATTACCGACCCAGAGACTGGAAACGATCTGAAGTTGATGTATGGTAAACTGCCTGGTGCAAGTTTTCCCCGAACCGATATTCGACCACGACCACGCAAGACCGTACTTTGTGATGACGTTGTTGGCGGCGACGAACGATGCGCAGAGCTTCTGGAAACTATTCCAAACTTCGACGAAATCTTCGAAAGAAAGACCACAGAAGAAGTTCAGTCAATCCTAGACCAGTTCATGGCTGGAGATTCAGGAAACTCTGAAGTCGAAAAATTTGGTGGCAACACAACCACGAATGCAGGATCAACAGATACAGTGGAAGCTGCATTTAACGACCTGTTGAATGCGTAGGTGAAGTATGCCTAAAGTGACCAAACTAAAAAAAGGTGCTTTAGATATTGCTTCAATCCGGAGTATTATCAACAAGAAAGCAGGCAGGGAAGTGGCTCATTCGCTTCAGGACAATAACCCAACAGAGGTGAATGAGTGGATCGCTACCGGTTCTCGTTGGTTAGACTCCATTATCTGCAAAGGTAAACTTGCCGGCATCCCCGTCGGCAAGATCTCTGAAATTGCCGGCTTGGAGGCCACAGGTAAATCATTTATGGCAGCGCAAGCTGCCGGTAATGCTCAGAAGATGGGTATTGACGTGGTTTATTTCGACTCTGAGTCAGCGCTTGACCCTAGTTTCCTAGAGCGCGCCGGCTGTGACCTTGAGCGTCTCATGTATGTTCAGGCAGAATCAGTCGAATTTGTTCTAGAAACTATTGAGGAGCTGTTGGCAACAGGTAACAAATGGTTATTCATTTGGGATTCCCTTGCGCTGACTCCTTCTATCTCTGATGTTGAGGGGGATTTCAACCCTCAATCGTCGATGGCTGTGAAGCCTAGGATTTTGTCGAAGGGAATGGCCAAATTAACCATTCCTATCGCTGACGCTAATGCGACCTTGTTGGTTCTCAATCAGTTGAAAACTAACATGGCCGCCAGAACACCAGCAGAATTGATGACAACTCCTTATTTTACACCCGGAGGGAAGGCTATGTCATATGCTTATTCTCTTCGAGTGTGGCTTACAGCTAGGAAAGCCAAGGCAAGTTTTGTTTTGGATGACAACGGCTTCCGCATCGGATCTGAAGTTAAAGTAAAGATCGAAAAGTCTCGTTTTGGGACAGCCGGCAGAACTTGCAACTTCAAGATTCTTTGGGGAGACGAAGATATCGGAGTCCAGGATGAAGAAAGTTGGTTCGATGCTATCCAGGTATCTGAGCGCCTCAAACAATCTGGAGCATGGTATACTCTTGTGAAGAACGATGGCTCTGAAGAGAAATTTCAGCGTAAGCAGTGGGCAGCAAAACTAGAGAAGCAAGATTTTAGAGAAAGTGTCTTGACTATTATTGAAGAAGATGTTATTATGAAGTTCAAGAATAGAGAAGGCAAAGCAGATGATTTCTATGAGGCGGAAGATACTCCGCCCAAAGAGTAGTCTAACAATGAAGCCCGGCTCCCTGCCGGGCTTTTTATTTCATGGAGAAAATATGAAGAGAGTAATGATTGTCGATGCATTTAACCAGTTTATTCGAGGTTACATTGTCGACCCAAGTAAGAACCCCAACGGACAGCCCATTGGTGGTATGAGGACATTTGTTAATATCCTAAACAAGATAACTAGAGAGGTTAAGCCTGACTTGATCGTTGTTGTCTGGGATGGCAAGGGGGGCTCTCAAAAACGCCGCGCAATGAACAAGAATTACAAAGCCGGCCGCAAACCGTTAAGGACTAATTGGTCGACCGACGAAATGACGCCTCAAGACACGGATAACAACAAACTGTGGCAGCAGCTCCGAGTGGTGGAATACCTCAACCACACACCCATAATTCAATTTATGGAGGCAGAAGTCGAGGCTGACGACGTGATCTCCTATGTTAAAAGCAACTCAATGTTTGCGGATTGGCAAAAGGTAATCGTGTCAGCAGATAAAGATTTTATCCAACTTTTGGATGACAAAACTATTTTGCATAGACCAATTCAGAAAGAGTATCTTAATAAGAAGTCCATTGTTGAGAAATTCAATATTCATCCCAATAATTTCGCCTTGGCGCGAGCAATGGTAGGGGACCCAAGCGATAACTTACCTGGAGTGCCAAGGGTCGGCTTAGGCACAGTGGCTAAGAGGTTTCCTTTTTTAAAAGAGGAAAAGACATTTTACCTTTCAGATATCGTAGAAGAGTGCACTAAACCAGAAAACAAGCAAAAGATCTTTTCAAGTATCGTCGAGCAGCAGGAACTAATAAAATTTAATTATGAGATGATGCAATTGTCCAGCCCATTGTTATCCATTCAATCAAAGGCTAGAATCGACGAGACATTCGAAGAGTATGAACCCCACTATAACCAAACGGAAGTCAGGAAGCTGATGATCTCTGACGGAGTGCTGACCGTCAACATGCAGGATCTAGAGCAGAGATTTAATAATATTATTACTTCCTTTTCTCGATAAAGTCTGATATAGTATATAAGTAATATTAAGGAAACCCATGAGCCAAGAATCAAATTTTTCCAAGTTTGGAAAATCATTTCAAGAAGATCTGTGCCATATGGTGCTAAATGATAGACCATTCGCAGATCAAATGTTCGAGGTTCTGGATCTTAATTTCTTAGAACTTAAGCATTTAAGAGTTTTCATTCAAAAAATTGAAGATTACCGCGGCAAATACGGAGTTCACCCGACTTCTAACATCATGCAGTCGATCATAAGAACTGGATTAGACGGAGAGCCAGAATCTGTCAAAGTCAGGATAAGGGAATACTATGCCCGATGTCTCGCCAATGGCCATGAACCCGAGTCGGCTGAGTACATCAAGGACACCGCGCTGGACTTCTGTAAGAAGCAGAAACTAAAAGGCGCTTTAATCAAGTCAGTGGAATTAATTAAATCCTCTTCGTTTGATGAAGTTTCTAAAGTGATTGACGATGCCCTCAAGCTGGGATGTGATAACGAGATGGGCTATGACTATTTGGCTGACTTTGAACAGAGATTTCTTAAGAAAGCGCGCTCACCGGTCAGCACCGGTTGGCCAGATATAGATGATATAGCAAAAGGAGGCTTAGGCAAGGGTGAACTCGGAGTTGTCGTCGCTCCTACTGGAGCTGGTAAATCAATGGTTCTTGTCCATCTGGGAGCACAGGCTATCAAACAGGGAAAGAATGTACTTCACTATACCCTAGAACTTGCGGACACTATTGTGGCCGGCCGCTACGACGCGGCCATTACTGGAGTAGAGCTTAAAAACTTAGCAGTCTTCAAGGAAAAGATCTACGATGAAATTAAAGATATAGAGGGGAAACTGATAGTAAAAGAGTACCCAACAAGAAGTGCTAGTATCCAGACAATAAAAAATCACGTTGAGAAGCTAAAAAGGCGAGATTTCGTCCCAGATATGATCATCGTGGACTACGGAGACCTAATTAAGCCAGAAAATAGCCGAAAAGATGAGAAAAGACACCAACTGGAAACTATTTACGAAGAGTTGAGGGGAATCGCCCAAATTTGTGAGTGTCCATTATGGACTGCATCGCAAACCAACCGGTCTGGTCTCAACGCAGAAGTGATCACAATGGAATCAATCTCGGAAGCATTTAATAAATGTTTCGTCGCAGATTTTATCTTCACCGTCTCGCGAACAGTTGAAGACAAAAACACAAACACTGGCCGAATCTTTGTTGCAAAGAATCGTAACGGACCTGACGGGCTCGTGTATCCTTTATTTATGGATACGAGTAATGTAAAGATAAAAGTCCTGAACCAGACAGGCGAATCGGTGAATGATATTATCCAAAAGTCTTCGAAAGAAAGACTGGAGAACTTAAAAGAAAAGTACGCATTGTTTAAAAAAGAAGGAGGAAAAGGTTAAATGGAATTATCAAATCAGATCTTATCAGAGATCACAGTACACATGAAATATGCAAGGTATCTAGAGAGTAAACAAAGAAGAGAGACGTGGGCCGAATTAGTAACGAGAAACATGAACATGCACTTAAAGAAGTTTCCAGAGCTGGAGCTTCAAATAGTTAAGGCATACAAACAAGTATATGACAAGAAGGTGCTTCCTTCTATGAGATCTATGCAATTTGGCGGTAAACCAATTGAAGTTGCTCCAAACAGAATCTTTAACTGCGCATTCATGCCGACAGACGATTGGCGTTGCTTCGGTGAAGCAATG